CCGGCCCGGTTAATCTCCCCTGCCATCGAATTGCGAACCCTCACCGCATCGAGAGCAACCCGAGCACAATCCTCGAGAGACATACGCGCCTCAGGAGGATTGGCCGGATGGTACTGAAGGCCGATGATGTTCGCGTAGTAGACATCAAAGACCGTAATCATCTTAGAAGTGGTCAATGAGCCCAGGCACGCCGTAGACCGGCATGGGCCGCGCCGCCTTGAACTTAAAGAACGCATCCAAAATGAAATGCGGCTCCGACGGCACCGCAACAACACGGTCAATAGGAGGATTCTCCTGAATGAAGATATCCGTCAGCAAAGGCTGACTAACGAAATACTGCGAAAGGTGCCAAGCATCCAAAGTCTGCGGATCGCTCGACCGAAGCTTGCCAGTGATACGAGAGGGCTTATAGCGATACTCCGCGAACCGCTCCTGATAGCCCCAAACCTCCTCATCCGTCGCAGTCCCAGTGCAGTAGATTTCCTGCATCTTGACGGCCTGCTCCCCAATGTGGGCGAGGGCGGGCCAATAGAAGTCAAAACGCGTAGAACGCGACCACATACGGTCCAGACCCTGCTGATACGTCAAATCAGCACGAACACAAGCCAGACCGATAACGACGCAATGCTCAGTAAACGAATGCGTAAAACCGTGACCGTGCGCGGTCACAGTACCCACCGCCGCAAGATTGCCCTGCGGCGTAGGCGTATAACCGCCGGTCCCCGGCGTCCCCGAAGTCTGCGGAATCGGGGAAATATTAACGGGGGTAGAACCACCCCCGAGAAACTCAGGACGCTGCAACCGAGCGTCAGGAGACGTCACACCAAAATGCGCCTTAATCAACTCGGTGTAACGAGTACCACCACGAGCATCCCGCTCGTAGATCTTCTGAATCTGAAAAGCCTGCCTGAGCGAATTAATCGTCGCGGCAGTAGCCTCGCTGAGATCCGCGTAAACATCCATCTCAGCATTACCGGACTTCGCCCGAAAACCCACCGCTTGCGACGGCACAGCGTCCGCCGCGCGGAAATAACCAACGCCCGCCTGAACGGGCTGGTTGTCCTGATCCACGTAAGTAGAAATGACAGAACCATCAACAGCCCCACCGCCACGAATCAGCCCATGGATCGGAGCGGTCCCCCCAAGGGGAATCGTCACGCCGGGACCCTTCTGAGGCCACGGCAGAGACGAAGTGAAATAGTCATGCCGCTTACCGCGACGAAGGAGCGTATACAGCGCCGGATCATCCGGCCCATCGTCCTTCTTCACAGTCACCGAATCCTGAAGATTCTGGTCCCTAAACCACTGATTCCAAATCAGATTGTAGGCACGATGCCAAAACGCCGAATGCTTAAACCCAGCGATGCCAGTAGGCAGACCCATGTAGTCCGAAAGCGACTGCGAAGCATAACCACCGGTGGGAGCCGTAATGGTAGGAACAACAAAATCCGTCGAATCGTCGGGATTCTCCTGCTCGCCATTAAAGCGCTGCCAGTTATTCCACAGCAACCTAATCGGCACACTGAAAAAGAACGTATCCAGAACCATGTTATCCATGATCGGAAAAATGGGCGTATTCAAACGCCCGAACAACGTGCCACGCACGTTGAACGTATCGCCGGGAAGAGCCTCATCCATGAACACCGGAACCAAGTAACCGGCATTAAAGGTCGTCTTGTAACCATGCGAACGATCAAAGGTGCTGCGCGGAATGTCCGCCTTAGGCACCTGAGAAAAAGCGTGTTTCATCACGCTAGGATTGCGATGCATCATCTATCTCCTAGGAAAGAACCTGAGCGACGGCCGCATCCTTCAAAGGAAGCAGCTGATCGCGTTCAACCTGATGGGCACCCATCAGAAGCTTGGGCCTGTCATACGAAGTGAAATGGCCCGAAACATCATCAAACGTCCCGAGCGAATACAGCCGGTAATCCTCCGGAAACCGAGCCAGCAGCGAAGTCGTATCCTGACAAGCGGCAATAAAAGCCCGCTGCCCGACAAGCTCAGTCGCATTGAAAAACGGAGACGCGAACGCCTCGACCTTCTCGTCGTACACCGCCAACACATGATGAATCATAGAACTCCCTTAGATTGAGAAACGCGGGCCTTAGTCACAGCCTCGCGAACACGGAGACGCTTAGGCATCGATTCATCGAACCGAGCAAAAGCACGCTTCAAACGAGACGCCTGGACGGACTCCAGCTCAACCGGCAAAGCCTTAGCCGCCAAGACGTCATAGTACCGGGGAGGCTTCCCCGGATGCCCCTCGAACACCACCGAATCGGACGGATAACAATCCCGTCCATACTTCGCGAACCAACCGGCCCCGATCCCGGGCCGACGACTCATCAACGCGAATTCGGGGCGTAACACAAAGACCTCACCGGTCGAGAAATCGACCCTTCGATAATGCTCCGCCGCCTTCTCTCCGCCAACTTTCTTGACGCAATATCCAGCGACATAGCGCGCTGAATCGAAGGAGACGGCACCGAAGGAAGAATGGCCATACGGCCACAACTTCTCCAAGTGAGGGGATCGAAATAGCGAATGTCCGGCGGGAGTATCCCGCAGGCGGACCTGATCCGAGAAATGTATCCCGAACAGAATGAGGTGGTAGTGAGGCCGCCAAGTTTCACTTCCATATTCACCAACTCCGAAGTATCGAACAGGGTGAGAAACCGAAGCCCGCAAGCGCCGCATGAAATCCTGCACATGGCGCTTCTTTACGGACCGATCGGGCGGCAAATGCTCGTCATCGAACGTAAGGGTGACGAAGCACGAGAAGTCGTGCATCTGTGATTCGTGGGCAATCCTGACCGCCCACTGACGCGACCGCTCCAAACGGCACCCGATACACCGACCACAAGGAAGCTCCAGGCGGCGCTGGCGGGCTTTAGTGGGGGAGAACCCCACCGAGCCGCCAGAACCATCCCAGAACGCTCCCAGAGGCTTATAACAGGGCATCTAGAGCCTGATCCCGCCCCGCATTGGGGACGAGCTCAGATTCTTGCGGTGCGTGTACACCGCGCCCTTGGTGAAACTCCGACGAGAATGACCCTTGGACATCTTGAAACGACGCATCACAAGCCTTCCTTTCTTTAGAAGAAACAACAACCTGCACATCAAAGAGCAGGGAAAAAACAACAACTGCAAGCAGTTTAAACACTGAAAACCCTTTGCAAAACAAAGTGTAGTTCAGTTAGCACATATATATCAAGTATTAGATGTGCTTGGAATTACGCGGCTCCCGCCGCGTCAGCCGGAGCCGGACTGCCAGCGGGGGCTTCGCCCCCCGGCAGCCCGTCACCGGCTTTAGGAGTAACGAGCCCGAGAGAAACAGCCTCCTGATAGTTATCGTTATTATTAAGGAAATTCAGGAGCTTAGCGGGATCGTTATCAAACCGAGAACGCAACCCAGAGGGAAGCGACTCGAAAGCAGAACGAGAAGAAGAAATCAACTGCATAGCCGACAGGAAATCGATATCCGAAACGTCGGCAAATTGCGCCTCCCGGCGCTCAACATAGTCCAGAACACCCGTAGCGGCATACCGAGACATGATCCGGTTAATGTCGCACTCGTCCTTGAACGATTGCTTAGTCTTAGCAGGACCGAAATCCGAGAGCCCTACAAGCTCCCGATCGGTATAGGCATGACGAACGAACTTATCCATGATCACTTCCGGATGTTGTAGGTCTTGTTAATCGTAGCCGGAGGCCTATTCGCCCGAGCCGCGCCGGCATAACCACCAGCCGCAGCTGCACCAGCGCCAACAACGGCGCCAACATCCTTGAGATACGGGGAAACAACCTGTTTCCACCAATCCCCCTGACGAATGGCGTTATTCAACGCCTCGGGAACCTCGAGATTGCGAAGCTTCGCCGTCACCTGGAGCTCAGCGGCACGCGCCGCCATTTCGGTGATCTCAGCATCCAACTTCGCCAACCGTTTCTGATCCTCAGAATCCAGAATCCGAGATTCCGAACGCGCAGACCGCAACTCATAGAAGGCCTTTTCGGCCTCGTACTTGATCCGACGCTCGCGAGGCTCAAACAACCGCATTTCCTGCCGAATCTGATCCGTGGTCGCAGACTGGGTCCCCGCCGAAGCGGTATGCAAACCAGCTTGCGCCTCCACGGTAACCGGCAGCAGTTCCGCCTCCACCTCAGTCTTACGGGTCTGCGCCCGAAGCAACCCAACCTGGGCCGCCTGAACCACGCTATCCGCAGCCATCTTAGCGGTATGCGAAGAGACATTAGGCTGAGCAACGTAGGTAGAACCAGAAGGCGTAGACGCACCGGAACCGCCTCTAGTAGCCGAAAGAATCGGATTCAAACCAGCGGCCCGAAGGTCCGCAACCTCACGCTGGTGAGCGGTATTAGACATGCGCTCCTGAAACTGCATCTGGTAAAGCGCATTCAACCGATTCTGATCATTAGCAGAACCTTGCGACTGAGACGCCGAATAAGCCGAATAAGCAGAACCCGCAGCGCTCGCAAGACCAGCAATAAGCGAACCACTAACCAAAACAGGCACGGTTAATCTCCTCTGCCATCGAATTGCGAACCCTCACCGCCTCGAGAGCCACCCGAGCACAATCCTCGAGAGACATAA